TCTGCCCCATGTCTGGTTGCATGCCCATATCCATAGGGTTTGGTACGTTGTTTTCTTTGATGATGTCGTTAGCTTCAAGTCCTATGTTTAGCTTTTCAAAGACCTTTTCTGTTAAGTATGTGTAATTGATCTTCTTACCTTCTTGTGCGAGTCCTTGAACCCAATCTGGATCTTTTATTCGATCAAGTGCAATGAAGAAGTTTTCCTGCATTGCAATAGGATCTGTTAGTTGCTCGCTTGATGGTGCTGCTATAAAGTCATAATCCCCAACAACGTATGGCTGAATGTCATTAGGCTGTAGTTTTAAAAATGCGAATGACTTATCGCTTGATACTTGTAGCTTTGATGGAACATCTAAATCACCAGGAGTAATTGGTTCTCCGTACTCATCAACCTTTTGTAAATCTGTATTTTCTGCTAAATATTGGACTTCGTTTCTTCCAACTATTCGGAGTAGTTGTTCTTCTGTGGTGTACTGTATTCTTAAGTCTTTAAATTGATTCGCTGTGTCCTCAATGACCATCTTGTTGAACAGCTGAATTTTTAGCTTAAATTGTGCGTTAGCCTCTTGTTGAATGAGTCTTGTTCCTGTAGCTGTCTTATTGGCTACATTGGATTCATTACCAATTCCAATTGTGTAGTCTGTTATGCCCGTTCCATTCTGAAGTGCTGCGGTTAAATAGTTCATGGTCTGAACAAAAGTTGCACCTGTAACGTCTGGTACGTCCACTGGTTTTACTGCGTCAATATCATCTGTTGTAACAATGTTTCCTGGCGCAGAATAGAGTGTGTGCATATCAACACCTGAGTTTTTCTTCACAATCCACATATTCCGTAGTGTTAGCTGGACATTATCAAGTCTTTGATTCAAAACTGCGTTGATTGCTCTTTGTATTCTGTCTACCGGTTCAATTTCACCCATACCATAAAGCTCACCTGGGTAGATGTAGTCAACACCGTAAACTATTGGTAAATCATTGTGGAAGTATTGATTTTCAACGTCTCGAATAACAATGTCGTATCCTGGAACGTAATCAACCCATCTGTCTCTTTCGTATCTTCTAAGGATTGTTAGGTCTGGGTTTGACGTATCCTCACCAATAAGCTCATCTGTTGAGAGCATCATTCTTCTGTGTTCGCGGTACTGCATAAACTCTGGTTTTGATCCTCTTACCTGACCTTGTTCTGGATCGTTTATCATTTCCTCTAACTTGTCCAAGTTCTTGTAGTAAGTTGAGCCTCTTGTTTCGTTTTCTGCTTTTAGTTCCTCAAGTGTTCTGAATCTTCTGTATATAAACCACCTCATGTCCTCTTTGCAGGTAGCATTTGGATCTGGGAAGCAGTCATATATGTTAAGAACCTCAAAGTTAGGGTAATCGCAGGTTGTAACTGTGATCTTTTCATTGTTCTGTGGATTCCAAACGTATTGACCATTGATCTCTTGCGGTGTCATTCTGGTCTTTTCCATCTCTTTGTAATCCCAATAGACCCTTCCAAAAGCTGTGCCAAATATCAGCATGGACTTTGTGAATCGGACTAGCTTTTCAAACATTCCAGCCCTTGACCAGTCATACCTAATCAGTGCGTTCAGTATTTGAGCTGTTGCAACGTCCCCACCTTCTCGCGGATAGAACGAACCTGTGGGTTCATTTGCAACCATTCTAGGTACGATTGTTTCAATTACTCTGAAAACTCTGGGATCAAATACTCTTGCGTTGTGTGGGTAGTTGTTTTTGTCAATGTACGATCTATAAAGCTCCTCTTGCTGGTTCATGCGTTCATGTACGTTGTCTAGGTATCTTTTCGCAAGAAGGAACTGTGCGTTTAGTTCTTTTTTGAGTTGTGTTTCGTCTTGTTTTTTCTGCATAAAAAAAGACACCTTTGGTTAGGTGTCTGCCGTCTTGGATAGACATTTAAAGTATCAAGCTGTCCTGTTAGCTTGTCAAACGGGGGTCATGTCCTGCTTTTGGTCTTAGCCATGTTTTTTCTGAATGTATTGCCATCTTTTCAACCATCTTATTGCGAACTGATAATGTAATTGTTAAGTCCCCATGTTCAAGTTCTGAACACATTTCTTCGAGTTTAAAGAAGTAGGGCTTTAATTCCTTCAGCATCTCTGCAAACTGTTCTGCTGTCATTGTGGGGTTTTGTACGAAGGCAGATATTTCAAACATTAAATTCCTATTACACTGTCCGCTGGGCGGTATGTGGGCAAATTTGTAACTTCTGATCTTGGTCTGTAAGAGTCTAGGGCATAGCGTAAACTGTCCATTGAGTGATTGAATAGGGGACTTGGTGTATTTATGATCTTTCCATCTTTGTCTGTTTCCCATAAATAGTTACGGTACTCTTTAATCACGTTAAGACTTCTTTTGGTGACTGATATCCTTTGCTGTTGGACAAACTGTATTCCTTGATTGACTGAACCTTGTCCTTTGCTTGCAGGTATAATGTTGATCCCATAACTTCTGATTTCATCTATTGATTTTGGCTCTGCTGCATCGGCTATTGTTAAGGCTTTGGGTTGCGTATTGAGTGTGTCTGCTATTTGCTTGTTTGAGAGTCCTTTTTGGTAAATGACCTCATCAATTATGAATCCGCCATTGTAGTAGTAGAGAGCAACACAGGCACTTGGGTCATTCGTGTATCCAAAATCCAGTCCGTACCTCTCAAGCCTAGCCTCGTGGGGAATGTCATCAATGATTGCCCAATCCTTGTAAATACGCCCTTCTGCAACACCTAATTGCCCAAGTCCATATACTTGCCACCAACCCCTATCGTACTTACGAGCCTCTATTGCCTGTACTACTTGTTTGTCGAGTGCATCGTTGTCTTTATAGGTTAGGGTTAGAAAATCATGTTCAAAGTTAGGGATTATGTCTGTGTAGAACCAAAACTCTGCAACAGGATTCCAGTCTAGCCAAACAATCTTTTTAGTCCTTACCTCAAGCTGTGTGAATGTTTCGTATGGTACGTTGTTACACTCGTTGATGAATAAAACATCTCGTCTTGGACCTCTTACCTTTTGTGGTTGATCTGCTGAAAAGAACTCAATCTTTGACCCTGACGGGAATGTGTAAGTGTATTCTGTTTTGCTCCATGCGTTATCGTTGAAATAGCCGTGTTCCTCCATGATTAAAAGAAAATCCCTCATAGCACCTCGTCTTAGGTGAGGGAATGATTCAGAAACGATTGAGATAAGTTCGTTCTCGTGTGTTTGGGCATAGTCAATAAGCCACATGACTATGGAAAAGGTCTTAGATGCAGCAGTACCACCTGCAACCGCTCTAATCCTCTTGTTGAGTTGTAGTATCTTCTCGGTTGCCTGTGTTCTCTGAAACGGCATTTTTGGCAGAATCCCCTCCTAACAAGGGAATGAAATTATTTACTTGTACATTGGTTTGGTTTACTTCTTTTGGTTTAGTAACTCCTGCTCTATCTAGTATTTCTTTGCTTGCCTCCATACTGATGTTTGGGTTTGCGTGTTTAACTTTATCAACAAGGTTCTGAGCAGCAGCAGTTGCGCCTGTGACTAATATACTTGCCACACTATCTTTTAAGTTCTCGATATGCTCATCGTAATACGGCCTAACTTTCCTTTTTGCATCGTAGTAAGAACCATTTTCAGGGTAAGGACAGCGTTTATCTTCTAAAATTGCTTTGTTGTTGTTTCTATGCTCTATCATCAAAGACAGTACAATGACCTCATTTGGGTTCAACTTGGGCAATTGGCTACTCTTTGCTACAGCTTGGTTCATTTGACCTCCACTTCAAATTCTACATCATAGAACTTCTTAACAAATTCTGCCCATTGATCGGGCGATATGTAAGCGTCTATGACAACCTGCGTTACTTGTGGTGATAACATTTTGCTCTTTAGCATGTCAGTAGTTGTTTTACTTAGTACTGCTTGGAATTTCATATCTCCTTTGCCTTATCATCAACATACATTGATGCTGGAATCTTAATATTACTAATTGCATGGTATCGTACACCATTTAGGCGTAACCATTTAAGAGTTGCTCCTATGAGTTCTTCTCTGCGGGCTGTGTAGAGTATCAAAAACCCATTCAGGTAGTAGTACTCTGCTAGTTTTGCCATCTTCTTATTCAGCGTAGCGTTGCGTACTTCTTTCTCCGTAAAACAGATTTCATTGCAGAGTGTTCCGTCAATATCAAAACATATATTGCCTATACCTCGTTTTGGTTTCATTGTTTCTCGTTTTCTTCCTTTTCATCGTAGGAGAGATATTCGTCTGCTTTGGCTATTATCCAGCCATCGTGTTCTCCGCCATCCCAACAAAACTCCATGAACTCCTGTACAGCTTCTTTTTTAACTCTGACTTATTGGATAGATGGGGTGCGAAGAAGTCCCATATTCTCTTAGAGGCACTTCTAAAGCCATCTGCGTAACCACTCGTGTACATCCTTTGATTATCATTATCATTAAAGATGCCACCAGCAAAAGTTTCACCAATCACTCTTTCTTCAAACTCTTTCCTCAACTCCTCTATATCCGTACTTGTGGTTTTTGGTTGATAGTTTTCGGCAATGTATTTCGAAAGGTCTGCCACAAAATCGTCAAAGTCGTCTGTTGAAGCACTTTCATCAATACCTTGTTCATCCAGTATCCACTCCCTGCCATTCCAATTAAAATGTTTTTTTAGTATTTTGCTTATTTCTTCTTTTAG